GATTTAAAATGAAATCCTTTAAAAAATTCGTGGTAGAGGTCGCGCAACCAAAGCCAGAAGAAGAAAAAAGATTTAAGGATATGCATACATATGAGACAAAGCCTCATCCGGTGGCTGAGCCTCATCAGCATACCGGCGATATTCAAAAGCCAAAGTCTAAGCGCCTTGCAGATCAAGAAGGCGAAGCTAACTACGATAAAGCAGTTAAAAATCCTGAAAAAAGGATGGCTACTGAAGAAGTAGAGCAGATCGATGAGATTTCAAAAAAGTTAGCAGGTAATTATATTAAAAAAGCACAAATGGATACAGCACATGCTGGTGATCAAATTGCTACAGGAAGTATGGGACAAGCAGGTGCATCTCCTGATGTTAAAAAAGGTTATGAAAAGCAACGCCGAAAAGGTATTGCTAAGCTCATTCGTCGTCGTGCAGGAACAAGAGATGCTGTTGCTAAACTAACAGGAACAGCAAGAGTTGCAGCAAAAGAATCTACTGATGCTGATCGTGCACGCTATGATGCTGCTGACGACAGAAACAAAAAGAAAGTAACTCTTCCAAAAGCACCTTGGGACAAGAAAGACGAAGAGCTATCACCAAAGCAAAAGAAAATCGATCACAACAAAAATGGTAAGATCGATGGTCATGATCTCGCTATGCTTCGTAAAAAAAAGAATGAAGAAGTAGAAGTTACTGAAACTACATCTTCAGCTTTAAAGCGTCCAGTAACTCAAACTGGCCCAGATGGCAAAACTCGCACGGTTATGAAGAAAACAAAAATTGATAAAACTGATGATAGAGGCCAGGATGTTATGGGTACTCAGGAATCAGTTGAAATGATTGACGAAGCAGTAAAATTTAAAAGAGGCCCAATTCGTCTAAAAGATGGATCTCAAGTAATGGTTAGCAAAGAAGATGCAGATCTTCTAACTAAAATGTTCAAAGATTTGTCTCCTAGAAATCAGCGTGAAATGGAAAAAGTTTTGATGACTGATAAGTCGGGCTTCGAAGAGATTCGTGGTTTCGCAAGAGAAGCTCTATAATTATTATAAATATAATCAAAAGATATTAGTAAGGATTGAAAAATGAAGCTTATTGCAGAAGTTAATGAAGAAGCAAATGTGCTAACAGAGCTCAATGAAGAGACTGGCAAAAAGTCTTACTTCATTGAAGGCATTTTTATGCAAGCAGATCTCAAGAACCGCAATGGGCGTATCTATCCTTCAGCGGTTCTTGAAAAAGAGATGAAGCGTTATCAAAAAGACTTCATCGATACAAAACGAGCGCTTGGTGAATTAGGCCACCCAGAAGGCCCAAGCATCAATGGTGATCGTGTATCTCATCTTATTACAGAGATGAAACAGGATGGTTCTAACTTTACTGGTAAAGCCAAAATCCTAGGAACTCCAATGGGTAACATTGTAAAAGAGTTTATGGATGAAGGTGTAAAAATCGGTGTTTCTACTAGAGGTCTCGGTTCAGTAAAACCAACTAATCAGGGTATTATGGAAGTTCAGGATGATTTCCATTTAGCTACTGTTGATATTGTTACGGATCCATCTGGTCCTAATTGCTTCGTAAACGGCATTATGGAAAATACTGAATACTATTATGACATTGCAGCTGGTCACTGGCTACCACAGCAAGAATCAGTTGAAGAAGTAATAGAAGAAATTCAAGAAACTATTGAAAAAGAAGTGAGAAGGGTTGTCCGCCGAGTGGACGAGAGCACTGCGGCTCAATTATTTGAGCGCTTTGTAAGATCTCTTAGAAATTGATTTTTTAATAAATAGATAACATATAGAATAACCACTAGAATAGGGAGTAGAACATATGTCAGAACATGAGTTAGACGAAAAGTTCACTGTCGATGACGGCGGATCAACTGTAAAATCTTCTGAAGTACAGGATCCAGTAACCGGCGCAGGCGGTGCAATTCCAAAGAAAAAAGCTGACGTCAAAAAAGCTGTTGATCCAAAGGCAGACAAAGTTGATGCAGCGACTCCGGGTCAAGGCAAAATGGCTGAAGAAGCAGAAGAAACTGCGGAAGAAGTCGTTGAAGAAGTAATTGAGGTTGAAGAGTCAATCGCAACTATTTTTGAAGGCATGGACCTAACTGAAGATTTTAAATCAAAGGTTACTCTTGTTTTTGAAGCAGCAGTAAATGAAGCAGCAACTCAAAAAGCAGCAGCAATTGTTGAAGCAAAAACAGAAGAATTAGAAGCAGAAATGAATGAATCAGTTCAAGCTTCTGTTAACCAAATTGTAGAAAATCTTGATTCTTATCTCGACTACGTCGTAGAAGAGTGGATGAAAGAGAATGAATTAGCAATCGAAACTGGTGTTAAAGTTGAGATGGCTGAATCATTAATGGACGGACTTAAGTCCTTGTTCGAAGAGCACAACATCGAAGTTAACGAAGAAACTGTTGACGTAGTTGCTGGGCTTGAAGAGCAAGCCGAGGAGCTTAAGAATGCTGCTAACGAAGCAATTAAAGAATCAGTTGCTTTGAAAGCAGAGGTTGCTTCACTAAAAGCGGAAAGAGTTTTCGAAGAAATGACTGAAGACCTTACTATCACCCAGCGTGAGCGTCTAAAGGTTCTTTCTGAAAAACTTGATGCTGATAACATTGATGAATACAAGACAGATCTTGCTACTTTAAAAGAGTCTTTCTTTGCGGCTAAAAAGCCAATCGTAGAGGAAACAGTTGAAGAAGAAGAAATTATCACAGAAGAAACTGCACCGAAAGCTCCAGTTTCTGATTATTCTTCAATCAATGCTTTAGTTAATGCTCTTAACTCAAGATCAGCAAAAAATTAAATTATATAAATAGATCCAGATAGAACTTTATTAACAAGGAGATAGAGAAAAAATGGCACAGTCAAACTATCAAGCGCTTGTGGAAAAGTGGGGCCCAATTCTTGAGCACGAATCTTTTTCACCGATTCAAGATCAACACAAGAGATCAGTCACTGCGACTATCCTTGAAAACACAGAAAGAGCATTAATGGAATCAGGCGATTTGTCTGCTTCTATGACTTCTCTTCTTAACGAAGCACCTGCAAACGATGCAGGTACAGGTGGCTTTGGTGCAGGTTCAGCAGCAGGTGGTCCAACTGCCGGTTATGATCCAGTACTTATTTCACTTGTACGTCGTGCAATGCCAAACTTAATGGCATACGACATCGCAGGTGTTCAGCCAATGACAGGACCAACTGGTCTTATCTTTGCAATGCGTTCTAAGTATACAAGCCAAGCTGGTGCGGAAGCTTTCTACGGCGAAGCTGATACAGACTTCTCTGGTGCAGGTACACACACTGGTACAATGCCTGTAAGCGATGTTGCTAATACATCATTGATGTCAACAGGTACTGGTATGGGTACAACTGAAGCTGAAGCATTAGGCGACGGTAACGGTACAAACTTTGCAGAAATGGCATTCTCAATCGAGAAAGTTTCAGTAACAGCGAAGTCAAGAGCGCTAAAAGCAGAGTACACAACTGAGCTAGCACAAGACCTTAAAGCAGTACACGGTCTAGATGCTGAAACAGAATTGGCGAACATTCTACAGTCTGAAATCCTAGTTGAAATCAACCGTGAACTAGTTCGTACAATCTACACAAACGCAGTTGCTGGTGCAGCTGGTACAGCTACTCCAGGTACTTTCGATCTAGACGTTGACGCAAACGGTCGTTGGTCAGTTGAGAAATTCAAAGGGCTAATGTTCCAGATCGAGCAAGAAGCAAACGCAATTGCAAAAGCTACTCGTAGAGGAAAAGGTAACATCGTTATCTGTTCTTCTGACGTTGCATCAGCTCTACAAATGGCAGGTGTCCTAGATTACACACCAGCTATTGCAGGCAACAACCTACAGGTAGATGACACAGGTAACACTTTCGCAGGTGTTCTAAACGGTCGTTACAGAGTATACATCGATCCATATGCAGGTTCTAACTACCTAGTGGTTGGCTACAAAGGTACTTCAGCATTTGATGCCGGTATCTTCTATTGCCCATACGTTCCACTACAGATGGTACGTGCAGTTGGTGAGAACAGCTTCCAGCCAAAAATCGGCTTTAAGACTCGTTACGGTATGGTTTCAAACCCATTCGCTAAAGGTCTTGCACAAGGTTCTGGCGCACTTGATGCTAACTCAAACGTATACTACCGTAGAGTTGCTATCGCAAATCTATTCTAATAATAAGAAGGGCAGAACAACTGCCCCTCCTAATACTAATTGGGGAGCCTTTACGGCTCCCCTTTTTATTGCTCCATTGATTTTCTGTATTCACAGTAACTGTCCCAGCCAAATTCATATACTGCATATGCAACAACAAATCCAACAAAGGGCACAACAAAAGCAATAGTCATTAATAAATCAGCCATTAATACTGCTGCTATATAATCATACCAACGTATCATTTCGATTCAATTTGACGCTCTAGAGGTGCTAATACAGC